ACCTGTTTTTACATTATCTTCATCTTCATGCCATTGTGCTGAAGTAATATTCATATTATTCATATTATCTCCTATAACTCTGCATCTGCTGTAAACCCACATTTTGTAGCATTACTTGAACTTGTTTGTGGAGTGTGCATAGTAAAAACAGTTGGTAATGCTTGTATATTTGTACCATCTGTATAGTTACCTTCACCTGAAACTATATATCTACCTGAACCAGAATCTACATCAGTTTTTGTTACTACAGTAGGAGATGCTCTCATGGTGGTCGGAAAAGTTATCATTAGTGGTGATGGTGACCTACCAAAACTTCTATCTCCAGATGCTATAGCATTTCCGGGATTACTCTGAGTATAGTATCTAAGACACAAAGCTAGTTCTTCCCCAAATGACCTATGCTCAAATGGTGTGGCTTGTGAGCCTACTTCAAGTTGTATGCCTGTGATTTCTATTTCGTTATCAGTTGATGCAAAAATACTTCCTATCCCTGCTGCTCTGTTTGCATTATTTGATGCTTCAAGAGTTGCACTTAAAGTTCCACTTGAGTATGTTGTGCCTGCATGAAGCCAAAAATTAACACTACATTCAAGGCTGTTATCATTGTCTATTTGTGTACTAGAAGCTGCTGGAACAGTAAAAGTATATCTCGCCCATGATGTGCCTATTGTATGTAATTTACTTACTTGTTTATTTGTTCCATTACTAAATCTTATTTCTGTTGCTATAGCTCTACTTGCATTTGATTTAGCATAAAATGATAAAGTAAATGCTCTTGTCGTTGTACTTGTTGCTTTAAGTTGTTGAAGGTTAAATCCTTCTACATATTGTTGTATTATTAAAAACTCATTAGCTGCAACAGAAGTATCTGCTGTAGTGCAATCTATTTTAAGTGCATTTGAAAATCCTTCTAAATCTGTAACAGCAGATTGTGACATTGTAAAACGACCATCCGTGTTGCCCACAGTTACAGCATATCTGTCTAAAGTAGAATATTTAGAACTTGCACCTAAACCTGTTTCACTCGTTGCCCTCTGAGCCACTTGCATTGCACCATTAATTATTATGTTACGCCTACCACCAATATGACTATTGGTTAGGACTTCACCCATCTTTGCTAATTCTGCTGCTTTGGTCATGCTAAGTCTCCGTTTACTGTACTTGCAATAGGGTTGTCTGTTAGAGTTGTTTGGTCAAATGCCCAAACTTGATAAGAGTCAGTTGCTACTGTGTTGTTTAATAAGGGGTGATGATTACCATTGTTATCACCAGTACCTGTTAAAGCAACAGCACTATAGTCATTATTAACCATGTTGTTTGTAAAATTTCTAGTCTCTTTACCTGTTGCTGTATCACCTAATGAACTTAAATTAAAACTATCTAAAACAGCAGAACCATCTGTATTTGAAGTTGACCAACTCTTTGCACTACCACTTGCAACTGTAGCCATTGGCACTGAATTATTACTACTTGCATCTGTTAATGTGTTTACTCTTAATATACTAGCCATTATGCTAAGTCTCCATGTGAAACAGAATTAAAATAAGCATTATCTGCTATGCCAGATGCACTAGCACCAACAAACAACATAACTAGCTGAACACTACCAGTAAGTACCACGCCATCTTGCAAAGGCACTGTTTGATATTGAAAGAGTGTTTGGTCATCAGTATCACAAGCATTTCCACCAGAGGTATAACCTAGATTTACTCTAAAATTATTTGTAAAATTCATAGTCATTTTGCCTGCGGCATCATCAGTTAAAGTTGACATATTTAAACTATCAACTGCTGTTGGAACAGTGCCACTAGCAGCAGATGAACCAGTAAGCCAAGCCTTTGCCAACCCACCTTGCAGATTTGTTGTTGTACTATTGCCTTCACCTGTAACATCAATAGAACCTGCTGTGGTTACACCTGTAAATTTATCTACTTTGAGTTCACTAGCCATTATGCAAGGTCTCCTATATATATACCAAACATTGTATCATCAACAACAGCACCACTAGCAAATGTTAAATTATTTACAGAAGCAGTTGTTATAGCATGATACTGAATACCAACATTAGAAGCATCACCACCACTAGAACTTTGACCACCTGACATAGCATAATCATCATTAGAAAATGGATTTGTCCATACTGTAGTCCTTTGACCTACACCTGTATCAGTAACACTAGCTAAGTTGTAACTGTCATTTATTGTAGGACCTGTTCCAGTTAACTGACACCAAGCATTTACTATTCCTTGCACAGTATTCTGTGTAACATTACCACCATCAGATACATAAGTAGATGTATTACCTATCTTAACATTCGTGCCACCTGACCCTGCTTTATCGACAATGGTGTCTACATTTAATTGACTTGTCATACAATACTCCAATATCCATTAACAGTAACTGTTGCTGACTGTGTTATAGGACCTGCACTTACACCATTCTCATCACTATCTATTGTAATGTCTGCACTAATTGTCTGTCCGTTTAATCTTATAATACTATTGTTACCCTTGAAAGGATACCTCGTATCTGCTTCTGATTTTGTATAACTATCTGCTACAGAAAAAGTATCATATACGACCATTTCTACGATGTCGTTCAAACTCGCTGCCTGAACTAATACAACAGTTGTACCAGTTGTTGCAGTGTAGTCATCACCCGGCACTAACAAGATACCATTTTGATATACATCCATGTACAGACTATCAGTGTAGCTTAGTGATAGTGAGTTGGCATCAGAACCACTAAAGCTAGTCTGACTTGCAGTTGCCTGATACTGAAACCTACTTCTTACACCAAAATTTTCTGAACGACCTATATATGCCATTACTTGCTCTCCAATGCAGTAATTCTAGCTTCTAATTCTTGTATGGTTTTTACGAGTAAAGGAACTAATGCAGCCTGATTCATAATTTGATGTATTGGATTTCCATTTTTATCTACTTCATTATGTTTTCCATTAGTTGATTCTGGCACAACAGATTGTACTTCATGTGCTAAAAAACCATCTACTGTAGTATCTGCTTTTCCTATGTAATTAAATCTTGCAGGTTTTAACTGCTTCAATCTAGATGTTCCATCAAAACTATATGAAACATTTTCTTTCAATCTATGGTCTGAGTAAATATATGTCATTGTCTATCCTTGTATTTCCATTACTTGTATTCTAGTTGGAACAGCTATTTCAGCATCATCACCACGACCTCCTATGACACATTGATTAGCAGAACTTGCTATTTGTATTTTATAAGTAATTGAAGAAGTGCTTGATGGACTATCAAGTGTAGATTGTGAGAATGGGTGCATATCATAAGAATTAAGTGGTAAAGCTGCCATAAAAACATCGTAAGTGTTACCTGAAGTTCCACTGCCTATCTCTGTTGAATCTCTAAAAAGTTTTACTAAAGCTCTTACACCATTAAGTGTGCCACCTCCTGAAACTCCAAGAGAACCTGAAACTCTTACTAAAATTTTAGAAGAAGTAGAGCTAGGTGTAATATCCACAGACACTCCACAGTCAGCAAAAGTTGTACCTCCAGTTCCTGTAAATCTATCAGTTCTTCCACCTTCTTGTACTTGCAAAACAGCACCAGAAGGAAATGCACCTACTCCTAATTTAGTTAAAGCCATGCTTTACTCCTATGCGTATGGACTTTTACCCAATACATCTGTATCCCAAGCTGCTTTTAACTTAGCAATAGTGTCTGCATCTGTGATTGCAGTTGCAGCAGGAGCATCTCTAAGAGCTTTCTTTTTTGCTACACTTGCAGATTGAGCAGAACTGTCTCCTGCTTCAAGTGCTTTCATATATACAACATCTTCAGCTTCAAGTAAAGGCTTTCTTATTTCTCTAATCTTGTCCTTAAATATAACTTTTGATGCAGTTAAATCTTCTGTTATGGTTTTACCAGATAATAACCAAGCATTTCTAAAATGTCTATCTGATGGTATAGTTGCGTCTGATGCTGCAATAGAATTGCCATCTTTATCTACTATATTAGTTGTCATTTATGCTACCTCTTTATTAAATGTGGTTATATTTTCATTAATCTTCCAAGCATTTCGCCACACTCTAGTGCTTGGTAACTGTGACTTAGTACAAATGACCATACGTGGCTTGTTGGCTTTGTCGTAGTTTTGCCATACGTGCTTTGGTAAGTCTTTCATAATAAGATATTCTATTGCTCTTTCTTCTGTCATTGCTTCAATAGGCTTTGTGTTGTGTAGCAAGTAACCTCTTGTATGCTTCACAAAGTCAGGCTTCTCTTCATCTTTCTTGAGTTCCCAATAAACTTCTACAGGTGGTAGTATGCCACCTTGCAATGCACAAGCCATCCAATTT